GTGCCTGCGGGAATGGACTTGAGCCGGTTGTCGTCGCTATCGACGTAGATGGGAGCCGATCCCGCCGTGGCGAAGCCAACAACGGTAGGCCGACGAGTGATGGAACGAACACCAGACATGTGAAACTCCTTGGCTGGCACCCGGGGGAGAAGCCCCGGATGCCATGTGGCCGTTGAGAGTTGAGCGAAGCCGCCCCTATCTCGGGCGAGAGAATCTTACGCCGCGCCGATGATGACGAAGCCGTCGTTCGCGTCGTCAGCCGAAGTCGTTTCGGTGGACCCGCCGACAGCCTGAGCCGAACTCAGCGTTAACTCGGTTTCGCAGGCCAGCCCGTTCGGGTAGATGAACAGGTATTCCTGACCAGCCGCCTTGAACCGAGCGGTCGTGATGGTCGTGGTCGTGGCCGAGTTGTCCGTGGCCGCATGGACGTTGAAGAACGCCGACGTGGTGCCGGTGCCCGTCCGACGAACCTTCGCGTAGATCGCGTAGATGCGGTTGCCGTCCACGTCGGGGCTGTACCCGCCGTTGGCGATAATGTCTTCCGCCGCATACGGAATGAACTGAAGGTTGAAGTTCCGCTTCTGGCTTGCCAGATAGAGCTTCAGGTCCTTGAGGGCTTCCTGATTCGCAGGATTCGCGCCCGTCATCGCGGCCTTTGCCTTCTGCCACACCAGATTCGCATTTTCAAGAGCGATAGCCATGTGAGTGTCCTCGCCCGTCCACAGTCGGCTTCTTTAGAGCCCGTGTGACGGTACTTCCAGAGGAGCGTTGGTGCCGGTGCTCCGTGAGCCGGTTGGGTCCTTTTGACCCACGGTTGGACGGGTCCGTTGACCTGTCCGAGCTTGATACGACCGCCATGCGTCACCCGAGCGGTTCCACATGTCGTCCCGGTTCTCCTTCCGGGCCTTCGCTGCTTGTGCGGCCTCGCTGTTGTCCAGCAAGTCCGCGACCTTCTCGCCGCCGCCATGCGCCCAAATGTCCCGGGCCTTGAGCGACTGGATGATGTTGTCGATGCTCCACGACGCCATTGAGTAGCGGTAGATCATCGTGACGGGCACCAAGCCATTCGTGAGGCAGAACTTGGTGTCCGGTTGGTCAACTACTTGAGCCAACGCTTGAGCACTCAACCCCGCCGAGAGCCGCGCCCTCCGTGCCAGCACGTACGCATACGGCACATGGATAGACGGAAAGACGACAAGCTCTGCGTCGAAGTCATACAGCCGTTGCAGCCAGAACTCTGGCGGCGTAGCCATACGAGGATTGCCGGGAAGATAGTTCAACCCGACGAACCGATTGCCCACCTTAGTCACCCTCGGACGCGAATGTCTCGGGCGCGGCCTGCCGCACCCCAGCATCAAACGCCGATTTCGCCTGTGTCTTGCGACCCTTGCCGCGCACTACGAGATGTTCGCCCCTCGCCATCTTGTCTTCGAAGAACGCTACCTCGTCAATGCGGCAGGGCCGCGAACAATGCGATTCCCACTCCTCTTTCGTGAGGGGTTCACAGTTGTCACGCCCGACGACGCCGATCAGGTAGTCGCCGCCCGTGATATGTGGGTTGTCCGCGTCATGGCTTCCCATGATCGGATTCTGATTCTTGCCAAACGGGACCGTGACCTTCGGAATCAGCGACTCGCCCGGGGGCAGATTCAAGTCCTGCCCGTCGAACCGAATGCTGATGGCAACCGGAGCCCGATTGAACACCTTCTCCATCTCTTGAAACAAAGCCATGTTAGTTCCCCTCCCCCTCAACAACAGGGACGATCTTGTTGCGATTCGCGTCCCACAATTTGATTACGTCTTCCGAAAGCCCACCGAGCCGCTCTGCGATGACCGTAGCGAACTTGTCGCCTGCGTTGACCAACTCCTCGACGGGAATGTCCACCTTCGCGGTGATGACCGTGAGGAACTGGGTCTTGTCCTCTGCGTCCGCAAACTGAAACTTCTGACTCATCGAACCCCTCCTGTTCAATTTTTCAGCCTGTTCAGAAATAATGAACAGGGCCGAGGACTGAACATCCCCGGCCCCGTCACCTGTCTTACAGGTCCTTGACGACGACGAGCGTCTGACCCGTCACACCGTCCCAACGAGCGTTGAGCCCCGGTGCCTTGGCGAAGTACTGCTTCCGGCAGAAGTAGGTCGCTTCGTACGCGTGACGCGCCGAAGTGCCCGTGCCTTCACGAATCCACACCAGACCGTCCCGGTCCATGAACTTCCCGGGCTCCGCGACGTATCGCTTGAAGCCGGATTTCTTGGTATCGAGGAAGTAGACCTGAGCGAGTCCGATGGTGCGGATCGCCTTGATCGCCACTTCTCCGATGGTCAGGTCGCCCTGCGTGAACGCCTTGGTCCCGCCGTCCGGGGACTGAAGGTTGTTGCCCATGTACCGACGGTCGGCATCGAGCAGCTTGATGTACTCACGACGCACCGAGTGATGCATCAGGAGCACGTTGATGATTCCGCCCAACTTCTGGTACACCACGTCCGACGTGCGCTGGGCAACGTCGAGCGACAGAGCGCCGACCGATCCGACCACGTAGCTCGACAGCGACGGGACGTTCGCACGGCTGATGCCGAAGTAGTTGTCGCGGTTCGTGCCGTCGTCAATCAGGGCGGGAAGACCCCAGAAGCCCTTCTCGTACGACGTATCGTTGATGGACGTGACCGACGTATTCGCCGCCATGACGATGTAGTCGTTGTCCACCCAGCTTGACGGGTCGCTGTCGAGCGTGACGGTCGTGCCGTCAGCCGCCAGTGCCGTAACCGTCTTGACGCCCGAGCGCAGGACGCCCGAGGCCGGATTGATGGCCGCGAGAGCCATGCCAATGTCCACGAAACGGTTGCCGAACGACGTGCCGGGAATGTTGCCCGGGCTGTCCACGGGGAGGGCCGCAGCGTGCGAACCCGCCTCAAGACAGAGAACGCCACGTCCGTCCATACCGAGCGCGTGTTCCTCACGACGGGCAATGTCGTCAATCAGACGGGTCTTCTCGTCCGTCATACCGTTGCGGAACGACGCTTCACTGGAAACCAGATCGGCCATCGACTCTTCGGTCATACGGATACGCGCCATCATCTTCTTCATGTCGATGCGGCCCTGTGAGTGCGTCTGGTTTCCGGCAGTCGGATACGCAGAGTCCTCACCCGCGAAGAAGGGTGACGTGTTACGCCCGTGATGATGTGCCCACTTCGTGCCGAGCCCACCTTTCCAGTCAACCTGCTCGACCGGAAACTCCTCAGACAGCGGGAAAGCGTTGTTCACGCCTTCCGAGATGCCCTGCTCAAACACGTCCTTGGCAAGACCCGACAATGCAGTAGTATCAGCCATGATGTTCTGTCCTTAGTCCCCGAACTTGCCGCCGTGCTGACGGAAGGATTCGACCATCGCGTCCTCGACAGCTTTCGGGTTCTTGTAGTCAATCGGTTTCGGCGCTGTGGCCGTTACGTCGCGTCGGCCCGAACTATTCGGCACACGACGCTGCTGATTGACTTGCTCGTTGATGTTGATGCGTCGAGCGGGTTCGATCCAGTCCGCAACCCACTGCTTGACGAACTCATCCACCAAGGTCCGGTCGCCACGCTCGTGGCGCTTGAGAAAGTCCGGGTTGTCCTCGGCTTCCTGCACGTAGGCACGTTTGATGGCCGCTGCCTGCCGGTCAGAGAGCTTCCCGCCGAGTGAGTCCGCGAGTCCTTCTGTCACCGCATCGAGCATCATCGCGCCGTGGGTCGTCCAGTGGTGCTGGGTCGCTGATTGGAGGTTGTCGGCGTCGTTCGCAACCTGAAGGATGCGCTCGATTGCCGCCTCGTCCAACTTCGCAAGCCCCGGAAACAACTGGGCGAACCGCTGCTTGACGGCTTCGCTCGTAATGTCGGCTTCGGACTTCGGTTCTAACCCAGCGAGTGCCTGAACACGCTTACGTTCGGCGTCCAGACTCGTCTGTGTGTCGCGGAATTGCTGTTCCGCACGCTGACGCGCTTTGCGTTCGTTCTGAAGGTCCGCTTGAATGCCCCTGAAACGGCGATCTGCGTCCGTTTCCCCTGTTTGCACTCCCGGTTTGGGCTCCGGGTTGGGCGTTTGCGTGCCGGTCGGTTTCTGCTCCGTCGTAGTGGAGCCTTCCGGCTTGACCTGTGTATCTACAACCTGTTCGTCTGCCATTCGCTACTCCTTTGGTGCCCCGGTGAGATCCGGGTATGCGATGGGCATGGGTATTGCACCCTCCCCCAACTTCCTCTCAATCATAACACACTTGGCACGGACTTTGCTACACCCCCTGAGCCGGTTGCTCCTTGTTCCCAGCCGGGGCCGAGTTCCCGTTGCTGTTCCTCATGCCCCTGCCGCCGCCCTGCGGCTGGATGACCGCCCCGGCCATGGGCTGGGGCTGTGCCGCCTGCTGAATCTGGGCCTGCTGACCCGCCTCCTGCTGCATGGCCTGTAGAATCTCCTGAAAGTGCAGGTTGAGCAGCGGTTCCAGCGCCGGATTGGTCGCCAACATCTGCTTCACCTTGTCGCCGTTCGCCCACTTGAAGAACTCCTGCCGGTGGATGGCTGGGTTGTACCAGACATGCCACTTGAGCGGGGTCCCGGCCAGCGGAGAGGGCGGGGGAGCCGGGGGCTGCGGCAGCGGGACGTTCGGGTCCCCGGAGCCAGCCGCAACCAACTGCTGTTGATACACCTGAGCTTGCTGCTGGGCGATCTGCTGCTGCTCCATGGCCGACTTCTGGTAGGCCATGAGCGCCTTCTGGTCAGCCGCGAACTTCTCAAACGCCTGCTGCTTCTGTAAAGCGGCCTGAATGTGAATGTCCAGCGTCGGCACCATCTTCGTCAGGCCAAACAGCTTGAGCCCTTCGTATTGCTGGTCGGGGTCGGCCATGTTGAGCATCTGAAGCTGGGCGGCGTGGTCAAGGGCCGCACGCATACCCAAGGAAGTCTTGGGCACCGACGTGCCGTCCTCAACGACCACCGAGAACGCCCCCATCAACTGGGTCCGCTTGAACGACTCAAGGGTCCAGCCGCGATCCGGGCCGACCACAGCCTTGGTCCGCTCGTCGGGGCCGAACTCGCGCTCAAGCTCGATGGCGAACTTGAACCATTCCTTGTAGGCATGGCCCCGGGCCTGAAAGACCGAGGCGAACCGCGCCTGCGACCGCTCAACGAGCAGTTGGAGGGCCGAGAACGCCTCGACGCCAGCCGGTTTCTGCCCCTTGATCACGTCGAAGGTCCCCGCAAGCTCCTCAATATCCTTGAGATACTGCTCTCGGATGGTGAACAGGCTTGACGGAGGATTCTCACCGGGGATGCGCTCCGGTTTGGCGTTGCCGCCGACCGTCAGCGGGTTCCACTTGATGACCAGCCCGGGCATACCCGTCAGCTTGGCGATTTCAGCGCCCTTCGGCTCCAACCACACGGGGTTGGACATGCGCTGGATGATCAGGAGGATCATCGAATCAAGCTGATTCAACTGATCCTGCTTCTGAATGATCTGGTCAAGGGGTCCCGAACCCAGAATGCGCCCACCGACGTGCTCAAAGAACGCATGGGTGAACGTGAACAGGGGCTTGCCAGCCGAATCCTTGTAGGGCAGCGGTCCCGGGAGGGCTTCCGTGTCCTCAAGATGGGCCACAATCGGACCCGCGTCACCGATGATGCGGAAGACCAGCCCCTCGGGGTAGTCGGCGGTCGGCTTCATCCAGACTTCGTACTCGGTGATGCCGTCTTCGTGCTGCCCACCGACGCTCGTCCCCTCCGACCAGTAGATCGGGGTGATGCCAAGGTCGTTATGCCGCGCCAAGCTCGTAAAGAGTTGCAGCGAATGATCTTGAGGGGCTTTCTGCCACGCAATCTTCTCCACGTACTGCTGAAGCTGCGGGTGCGACTCGTAGTACCGCTTCGTCCTCCACCGCAGCCGCACGATATAGGGCAGATCGCCAAATCGGGCGTATTGGTCGGGGAACGCAATCTCAAGGGGCGATAGGACCATGGTGTTCGGGCGTCCCATGGGGCGCATTTCGCCCGGAATCGCCTGCCCCGTGGCCGGATCAATGGCCGCTTGAAAGTTGGTGGACCCGCACTCCGGGCACACCGGCTGCGCCCCGGCAAGCTGGTCGCTTGTCGCAGTTTTGCCACAGTCCTGACACTGTTCGGTCGTAATGTTCAGGGTCCCGTATTTCAGGTCGTAGTCCACGAACGTGTGGTAGAAGGCGTTCCCACAGGTGCAGAGCCAGAAGTCGAACTCCTGCTGCTTGGAGTCCATCTCATGGGCTTCGTGCAGGACGGGCGCGAGGGCGTCAGCGGTGGTCGCCGCCGACACGTCTTCGGGATTGCCCCCGGTTGGGCGCACGTTGACCCCCAGCGTGATGCTGGTGAACATGGCCCGGATAGCCTGCACCGTTTCTTTACACTTGTTGGTGACAGGGCGGGGTATCCATGCGGCCATACGCTTGTCGCGCCAGCCGCCGTAACGACTGAGATACTCAATCCACTGCCGACCGAGCACGTACCAGATGTTCCGCTGCCACTGGCGCTCAAAGGTCCAGCGGTTCTCAAACGACTCCTTTTTGATACGGTCCCAGATTTCAAGAAGGGTGTCGTCGTCCAGTTGCCCGGACATGAGCGCAGGGTCCGACAGGGTGCCGTTCGGCGCGGCGGGGCGCGGCGACTGCGGATCGGTCGCACTGGTAGACGGCTTGACCCCGCCCGTGAGGGACGAGGCCGGATTGTTGAACATGTCGTTGAAGGAGGGCATAGGTTACGCTTTCCGTTCACTGTAGGCGAGTTCGCCTTTGTCGTCCCAACCGATGCCCAGACGGGCAGCTTCCTCGTCGCCCATATCGTTGAACAGGCCAGCGTTGACCTGTCCCTCAAGCGGGGACTTCGCGGGTTCCTCCCGGGCAATCTCGGCCACGGGCACCTTGACCCCGGTGTAGTTGTAAAGCAACTGCGCCCTCTCCTGCTCCGAGCGGTTGGTCAGCATTTTGAGCCAATCCAACGTCGCGTGTAAACGCGCATTCTCCAACTCAAGAACGGTCGCTCGACCCTCGGCGGTAAACCTGTCCTTGACAATCGTTTCGAACGTCTTTGTCGAAATCCACATACTGCCCTCCTTGGCATGACCCTTGCATCTATTCTAGCATAGACTCGGGGCTTGTGGTATCACTACCGAAGAACCCGCCCAACGGATACATCTCTTCTTCCATGTCAAGGTCGCCAGCGTTCTTCTGCTTCTCGTAGTCCTTGACGCGCTGAATATCCAATTTAGTCCGGTCGTCAAAGGCGTCCCACCGCGCCTGCTCCGTGTCGGTCATCACGGGGCGGTCCAACTCAGGGAGTTCGGGCCACGCCATGATCGCATACCGCACCGCGTCAGGAAGCTCGTCCCACTTCTTGAACACTTCCTCCTTCGGCTTCCGCTGCCCGTCCGGGGTCAGGTTGTCGGCATACCGATACGCCTTGAACTGCTCGATGGTCTTGGGCACGGAGTAGGCGAAGAACAACTGCCTGCTCCCGAGCCATGAATGCACGCGCTGAATCCCGATTTGATGCTTGTTCTCGGCGGGGACAACCCCCACTCCCTTGAGTCCCCATTCCAGCCTCAGATTCGCTTCGTTCTTGTTGGCGGCATAGGTGATTCGGCTGAAGCGATGCAGGCCAAATCGCATGGCAATGGGCGCAAGATGCTGGCTAATAGCCTGCTGACGCTCCAAATATTCCGAGACAACAACCAAGCCCTTCGGCGTGCTGACAATGAGGACGGCTCCGAAAGGATGATCCACACCACTATCGAGGCCAACCACAACCGGCCTCGTCGGGTCGATTTCCGGCCACTCGGGAATGAACTTCTTGACCTGTTCAGCCGTGTCCAGACACGCATTCTCCACCACGTCATGCCCATAGACCGCCCCCTCAAAGTTCACGAAGTCCGCTTCGTATTCCTGCCGGAACATCTCGGGCGTCATCGTCAGGCGCTTCCGCTCGATCAATTCCTTCAAGGCTGGGTTGGCGTCGAAGATCGGATTCTCAATCGTCTTGTACTTGACGGCCCAGATGCCCGGAATCTTGAGAATGTGACTTGCCTTCCACGCCTGCTCCCACGTCCAGTCGAACCCAGCCGGTGAGGTTGAGAGGATGATGGCCCCGCCCGTCGTCGCCAGCGTCGGCGTGAAGACGTGGAACGCACGCTCCGGGGCAATCGCCGCCTCATCGAACCAGCCCCACGTCACCTTCGGGCCTCGGGCACGTTCCGGGTCCTCAAGGGATCGGAACGCCACTTTAGAGCCGTTGGTGAAGATAATCTCCATGTGCTCCGGGTCCCACTTACGAATCCAACTCGGCGGGATGAGCCGGATGAGGGTCGGGAACGTCGAGTCGTGGAGAATCTTGTAGGTCGGTCCCATGATCCAGCCCACGGACCCCGGGATGATGATTTCCTGCAACGCCCCCAGCGCAGCGATCTTGGTCTTGCCGCCCTGCCGCCCCGCAAACAGGCCCATCACGTTGTAGAGGCGGGGAGCGGTCGCGTTGGACCGATGTGCGGCCCCGCACTTGTGGCACACCGTCAGCCCCTCCTCAGACACGCTGAAGACCGTCCTGCACGCGAGGCAGAACCGGAGCCGCTTGATTCGGAGGAACTCCTGCTGATACTTGTTGAACAGGATCGGTTCGTTCAGGTCCTCTCCACACCCGGGCGGTAGCCTATCGGCCATCTGGCTCCTTCGCTATCGGTCGAATCTCTTCGTTCGTGTAGAGGCTGACGTTGAGCGCCTCTGCGTCCTTGTCGGGCTGGGTCAGCACCAACACCCCGTAGCCCTTGACTTC